CGTGCAGCGATGGTGCCGGCGTCGGGGCCTTGCGGCGCCGTGAAACGCGCATTCGGCCCTGCCGACAGCGCCACGTCAAACGAATCACGACTCGGCACGCGCGGCATTACTTGCTCCCCCAAAAACCGCCCAGGGAGGCAGTGTTTGCGTTGAGCCCGCTGGTGTTGGGGCTGCTGTTTGCGGGGGGCTTGGTCGGGGTGTCGAAGGCGCCGACCTTGTTCATCGAGTACCAACTCGACGCGACCGACCCGGCGCTGCCGATGATCGACGTCAACGCCGCCCTGCCGGGCGAGATGGCGCGGGCTGCCGCCCGAGTGCTGCGGGCTTGCGACCGAATGTTCGTCGCCTCGATGCGGTGGCCCCAGGCCTGCGCGATGGCGTTCGCCTCGATCGCGTTGGTGTCGAACTCGCCCAGGTAGTCGGTGCCCGCCAGCACTTGCACGGCGCTGCCCTCGTCCAAGGCGATGCCGTTGGCACCCATGGCCGCGATCTGCCGACCCTTGAGGCCCGCGGTCTGCATGCGGCTGCGCTGCACTTCGCGGCGCCCGGACTCCAGGGTGCGCTCGGCGGTGCGCTCGGCCATGCGGGCGTTGATGTCCGCCATGTCGGCCTCGAAACCCAGGCGCGACTTTTCAGCCCTCGCACCGTAGTACGCGGACAAGGCACCGCCAACGGCGCCGCCGGCCTGCATCAACAATGGCAGAAACTGCAGCATGCGCCGCAGTGTCCGCCCCGGTGCTCAGGTCAGGGGCACCCTTACCCGGCAGCGTCGGCCTCGACAGCCATGGCCACGATGGTCAGCGGCAGTGGCGCCGATTGGCGCACGCAGACCTGGCCGCCGTTCTGCCAGGCTGGCGACACCACAATGCTGATCTCGTCGGTGACCAGGTCGGGCGCCGTGCCCATGCTCTCGTTGGCGCGCTGCTTGAACTCGGTGAGTTTGTCGAAGCGCGGGCCCGCCGACACGCCGCTGCTGCGGTAGACGCGCAGCAGCACCTTGTTGACGTTCTTGACCCGCCCCTGCCCAAACGCCGACATGCCTTCGATCACCAGAGGCAGCGATTGAATGTCGGCCTCGATCGGCAGGCCGACGGTCACCACGCTGGCGGGCTCATCCAGCGCGACCTGGCCGCCGGTGACAACTCGCTGCGGGTGCTCGCCGCCATCGGCCAGGATGCTGACCGTGCGGCCTTCGAGGTGGCCCAGGCCGCTGATCGTGGTGGCCGGTGCGCCCCGGTAGGTCAGGCTGCTGTCGACGAAAACAGCGTCCTCCAGGGCGCTGAAGAAGCGCGGCGCAAAGCGCTCGATGTAGGTCCGGGCCGCGCCGTCGACCGTGCGGCGCACCGCCACATAGACCGCGTCCTCGTTGCCCTCGGCCACCGCGCACACGTCCAGGAACTCGTCACCGTTTCCCGTGTCGTGCGCGTGCCATGCGCCGATCTGCTGCTCGGGCACGTAGGTCAGCCCCAGCAGGCTGCCGTCGCTGCTGACGCACCACGCGGTGGGCACGGGCGCCTTGGCGTAGGCCATGCCCGTGATTTGCTTGTTGTCGAACAGGTGGGGTGCGCGCAGGCTCAGGTCGCCCGTGAGGTAACCCCCCGCCGAATCGTTGTAAGCCATTTCGCGCAGGTGGCCGCCGCGGGCCGCCCCGAACAGGATGTTGTTGTTGACCACCAGGGGCTGCACGTTGCTGGCCCCCACGTAGGACTGCGGCAACACGCTCGGCGGCTCGGCCGGGCTCAACACCCCGCTGGGCGGCACCACACGGAACTCGGTCGAGCCGGTGAGCAGCACCAGGGAGGTCAGCGGCACGATGTGCAGCACCCGGCTGACCTGGCGGGCCGCGATGCGGAAGGTGATCGCGTCATTGTCCCGCGGGGGCACGGACGAATTGAGGTTCTTCTCGGTGCCCGTGCGGGTGCCCCAGAAGTTTTGCGGCTTGTTGGTCGTGCCTGCGAAGATCCGCCGCTGCTCGAAGTAAGACACCGCGCCGGGATAGTTGCCCGCGCCGGTGAACGGATCGGTGCCCGACGGCGGGGTCCGCGTCAAGTCGGGCGTGATGTTGTCATCGCGGAACGAGGTGCCCGTCGACGCGCCCACGTAGCCGAACGGGCCGGTGCTTCCGTTGTCGCAGCGATAAACCGCGTAGCGAGTCGCCCCCGAGGCCGCTGTCCAGCTCACGCTGTTGTAGGCGCCCGTCTGGTCCAGGTTGTTCGTGCAGCTGGCCGATGCCGACGCCGCGGACTCGTCGCTGTCGTCGTTGATCGACGTCACCACGTAGCTGTAGCTGCGGGTGTTGCTCGGGCTCGGTGCGGTGGTGGCGACCGCGCCCGGGCTTGCGGGCGCCGGCAAGGTGGGCGCGAACGTCACGTCGACCAGCTGCCAGTTGGTCGCAGCCAATCGGCGCAGCTCGCGCACCGGGTGGTTCGGGTGCACCAGGGTCAACACGTCGGCCGACTGCACGATCTTGATGCCGGCCAGGTCGGCCTGCGCGTAGGTGGTCGCCACTTCGTAGGCCGTGCCGGGCGTCGACTCCACCGTGGCGCCTAGCGTGTGAAATCGGATGTAGCCCGCGCCAAACTCCAGCACCAGGGTCTGGTCGCTGGAAAACTCGAAGGGGATCAGTCGCACACTCACACCGGTGTCGCCCAGCTTGGCCTTGCGCACGAACTGCAAGCCAGGCCGGTTCTCGACGGGCCCGTGGGGCAGCACTCGAAAGTTGCGGCACGTGGCCAGGCCGGTCTGGAACTTCGGGTCTGCGATCTGCCCCCAAAACTCCGGGGTCACCACTCCGCCGCTAAACGATCGGAAGAAGCTGCGCACCGTGCTCACTGGTTGAACCTCCAGGGGATTCCGCCGCGCGCCGCGAGCTGCTGCGGTGTGTGTTGTTCAGTGCGGCGCTGCTGGTTCATGTCGGAGGCCTGGGCCTTGCCCAGCCATGCGGTGTGCAGCTGCAGCTGGGCGCGCGCCTCGGCCCGGCCGGCCTCGTTCTTGAGCACCGGCCCGGCCAGATAGCTGGCCAGCAGGTGCACCAGCGCCTGCACCGCGAGCGGGGGGAACTTACCAACGTCGACCGCCGCAGAGGTGAAACGGATCACTGCCTCGGGTTGATCGGTGACGATCACCTCGGTGCCGTCCTCCAAGGTTTCGATGTCGAACGGCCGCTCGATCTCGGTCAGTCCTTGGTTGTAATCCGCCGTCGCCCCGGGCGGCAGCACCGCGCGGACGCGCACGGCCCCGGCGGGCATCGCGTAGGCGTAGGCCCACGGGCCCACCGTGGTGGTCAGGGGTGCCCCTTGCACGCGCCGCCGCGCGAACTTCCAGTCGTGCGCCTCCAGCAGCACGCTGCGCGCGATCGGATACCACTGCGCACAGTGATCCGCCTGCGCCGAGCCTTCGGGCGGGTCGATGCTGACAACCGTGGCCTCATCGCCCAGGGCTGCCAGGGCCAGGTTGCAGATGTCGGTCTCGGTGGTTGCCATGTCGAACCCTCAAAAAAGAGGGGGCACGCGGCCCCCTCAACGCTCTGGCTGTGCGGGTCAGGCCAGGGTTTCGTCGCTGCCCTCGGGCTTGTCGCCCTCGGTCTGCGCACCCTTGCCCTTGGCCTTGCCTTTGGGCTCGATGGCTTCGATGGCGCCGTCGGGCTTGGGGACCGTGGAGTCGGGCAGGGTGACGACGTCGCCCTTGTGGTAGTGGCGGCACTCGCCGGAGTGCCACAGCTTGTCGGCGGCCACGCGAAACTGCGCCATGGTTCAGTCTCCGATCACAGGACGGTGAAGCCGCTGGCGTAGTACTTCGCGCCATGCACTTCGGTGTTGGACAGGTAGCACGTGAACGCGCCCGCGGTCAGCGGCCCGGTGGCCACCGTGTAGCGCACGCCCAGGTAGCGCTGGCCCACGGGCAGGGCTGCGTACACCGAAGGCGGCAGGCACAGGCTGATCGGGGCGCGGCCCGCGGTCAGTTCGGCCTTGCCCACGGCGCCGGTGGCCACCAGCACGTTGGGGCTGGACAGGTCGGCGTTGGCCGAGGTGATGACCTCGAACGTGACCGTGGCCGAGCCAGCCGCGGTGACCGTGGTGTCCACGCCGATGTTGACGTAGAGGTCTTCGCCCACGCCGATGTCGCGGGCTTGGGACAAGTCGATGACGTTGGTGGACACAGCGGTCGCGGTGACCGTTTGTGCTTCGGACAGCTTGAGGAGTGCGTCGAGCAACATGGTGGGTTCTCCTTCCGATCAGGTGACAGGGGTTTCGGCCACGCCCAGCTGGTCGACCAGGCGGCAAGGCACGCCCTGAATCGACAGCTGTTTGATGTCCTGACCGAACTGGTTGATGGCGTCCTCGACCTTCAGCACGTTCTGGCTGCGGTCCAGTGCCTGGAGCATCAGGCCCTCGTACACGCTGCGGTTCGCGTAGAAAGCCAGGCGGCAGTTGTTCTTGTTCGGGATGCGGGCCAGGGCCTTGACCGCGAGCTTGACCACGTTGGTGCTGGCGCTCAGGGCTTGGGTGCCGGTCACGCCCAGCCAGTCGCTCATGTCGATGTTGGCGATGCGCACGGCATAACGCCAGTCCTTGACCACCAGACCGGCGTCCCACTGGAACAGCGAGCGGGCGGCCTGGTAGAACCCGCCCGCTGCGTCCTGCACCGATTCCTCGCCCAGGTCGCGCTGCTTGAGGCCGGCGCTCGAACCCTTCGGGAAAGGGCAGAAAATGGTTTGTTCGCCCCAGCCGATCAGGTACATGGATGCGTTGTCGGCGCCCGCGCCGCCGGCCACGATCACGTTCTGGCCGTTGCCCGCCGTGGTCGAGGAGTAGCGGGTAGCGAAGCCCGAGAAGGTGCGCAGGTCGGCACCCACGTTGCCGTTGAACATCTTGGCCGCCATTTCCTGGCCCATGGCTTCGACAAACGCGGCTTCTTCGCCCAGGCGCCAGGCCGCGCTGTTGCCGTTGAGCTGCAGCAGCTTGGCGTCGATGTGGCTGCGGGCTTCCAGCATGGCGCAGGGCTCGGTCACCTGTGCGGTGGTCGACTTGCTCGACGGCACGCCTTGGTTGTACGAACGCCAGTAGACGGCAGGCAGGCCGGTGCGCACGCTCACGACGTGGCTGGTGGGCTGGTTGGCTTCGACAAAAACGGCATCCTCCAGGATGTCGTTTTGTTGACTCAACAGCTCGGCGACAGGGTCGACTTTGCCGTCGGCGTTGAAGCGCTTGGAAACGTCGGCCAGGGTCAGCTGGCCAGTGGACAGGACGGGCATGGTGTGCTCCTATCAGGGATTCATGTTCGGGTACAGGCGTTGCGCCACGCTGGCGTTGGGGGACTGGCCGGGCTGACGCCCGGTGATCACCTTGTCCTGCGAGATCGCGCGGCCTGCTTTGAGGAAGGCGCGAACGATCGCCGGATGGTCGATCAGTCCGCTGCCTTCCAGGAGGGTGTTCAGCTCGGCATCGCCGAACTTGGTGAGCGCTTCCTTCGCGGCCGCCAGGTTCTCGGGCTTGCCGAGCTCGGGGTCCGCTTGCAGCGCGGTCTGCCACTCCTTGCGCAATGCCGCGAGCTGCTCGGCTTGCTGCTGTGCAGCTGCCGGTGCGAGCTTGTCGAGCATGGCCTGCGCAGCCTCCTGCGTCATGTTCAGACCCTTGGCGAACTCACCGAAAGCCTTGAGACCGGCGTCGTCCATGTTTGCCCCGTCGGGCAGCGTGAACGGCGTGTAAGTCTCGGGCGCACCTTGAGGGGCGGCCGGCTCGGGGTTCGGGGCAGGGGCCTGCACGGGTGCAGGGTCAGCGGCAACAGGTGCCGGGGCCGGAGTGGCCGGGGTTTCAACGGGCGCAGCAGCGGGAGCCGGGGCAGAGGGGGCGGCGGCCGGTGCTGTCGGGGTTGCGGTGGTGTCGCTCATTGGTTTTCACCGACCATGGTCGGGTAGAGGGCCGGGGCTGCCGCGTGGACCAAAGCCATGAGTCGATAGCCCTCCTGCTTGCGCCCTTCGGCGTGTGCCATTTCCATGGCGACGTGCGAGTAAGAGGTCTTGAAGACACCGGCCCGGGTCAGCTGGCGCCACACGATGCGGCGCCCGCGCTTGCTGCCCATCAACCACTTGACGTCGTCGAGCTCCTGTTCGGCTGCCAGTTGGTCGCGTTGCGCTTGCGCAGCGCGTGCGGCTTCCTGGGCCTGAAGATCGGTCGGGTCATGTGGACGCATGGCCGCAATGTGCGGCCCTGGTCTTGAGTCAGGGGCACCCCTGCGACGTCAACGGAGGGAGAACGGCGGATCGCATCCGCGTGAGGCGCCCAGGTCTTGACCAGCTCGGGATCGCTCATTGACTAAGCCGCCTGGGCCGCCGACATGGCCGCCTGGCGGGTGCTCAGTTGGCCTGCTTGCTTGGGGCGGTGCATGGGGCTTAGACGAAACGCGCCCAAAAGTAGACGCCATTGGCCTTGCGCAATTGCAGCATCACGCCGGTTTTGCCAGGCACAGAGATGGTCGCAGACGATGTGCCAAGGCCCTCGATGTTCAAACCACCGCCATCCAGCGTCACCGCGGTGGCGTTGTAGTTAAACCAGTTGAGGAGGTAGCCAACCAGTTCGTCGCGATTCGCATTGGCCCGCAGCGTGTAGGTTGTGCCGCTGCCGCGATAGGTCACGTTCGATGTGTGGGAGCCGTGGAACGTGGTTTCGGTGGTCTCCACCGATGCCACCTGTAATGCCGTCCCGATGCCCGTCAGCGGACGGAATCCAGACGCATCCCCGTGCCTGTTGCTGTAGATGCTCACACCCTCGGTTGACAGGCGCAGCTCGTTGCCGAATCGCGTCGGGTTGTAGTTTTGCCCTGGCAGCGTAGAGCCGCGAATTGGTGACGGCCCGTGCCACTGCGGGTGGCCGCCACCGTCCCAATCAATTGAGTCCGGGCGCTTCGGGCACTCGACGTAGATGTCATACGACAAATCGCGCAGCACCACGCTGGCGTGGTTGAGCCGAGCAGACGCGCCAACAGCGCCACCTTGCAAGATGCCCATCAAAGCGTGCGAATAGACCATCTTGTTGATGACGAACTCGCAGGTCCCGTTGGCCTCAGTGTCAATGCCTCGAATCGTGGATGACGTGCTGGAGCCTGGGGCGCCGAATGTGTAAACGGCGCCCCAAACAATGCCGCAGCCACCACGCCCGCCCAATGTCACGCTGGCGGTGCCCGTGCCACCTGGCGTCACGGGGGTAGCCAAATCCATGAATCGGTAACTCACCTGGATGGTGCCAGCGCCTGACGTTCCAGACATCGCGCTCACAAAATAGGTCGTGAGCGCAGTGCTGGTGGACAAGCCGATGTTGTTGACCGTTCCGAGCGAGCCGCTGAACTGCACACCGCAACCAAGAGCGTATTTGCTCAGGTCCGACACCGGGATGTTTGGATTGCCCGCAGTCAGGGTCACCGTCTCGGTGAACTCGCTCCCGCCACCGATGGCGCAGATGCCATAAGCGTGGGTGTCGTTGAGCGAACTCAACGGGCCACGCGCACCGATGATGACGCAATGGGCGTTGCGAACCGCCGATTGCGTCGTGATGTGCCGAATCTCGTTTTGGCCGTGATTCCAGTAGCCGGTGCCTGACGTGAGGTAGACGAAGCCGAACTGCTTGTGGTCGTAGGAGACCAAATTGGTTGCGCTGATGATGTGGCAGTTCTCAAACCATAACCCACCCACCTCGGCAGAAAACGAAACAACGTCGCGCACCAGCAGGTTCTCAACACCGCACTCTTGGTACGCCCCGACCTTCACGCCATAGCTGCCGCCTTCGATGTTCAGGCCCTGGATACCTGCCCCAAGCTGGTTCTTTTCGAAAAACGCGGCGGCCGTTGGGTACTGAGTCAGTCGGTCAACATGGTTGTAGCCGAACGCCGGTTTGGTCGTGGATGTGCTGCGGATAAGCGTGCCGAACCTCCGGGCTCGATCCTGCATCGTCGATGCCAGGCCAACACCGTGGTAGTACACGCCCTGCAACACTGGCAGCGTGTTGTCCCCGATGTTGTAGACCACAGGCATGAACACGATGTGCCCGCCACCAGACGCGGAGAACTCCAGCGCCTTGGCTTCGATTTGCGCGAATGTCGCGTCAACAGGGGCGTACCACACAGCCCCACCCCCCACCACCTCACTGTCGTCCCCGCCGTCCACGTCGGCCTGCGCGTACCCGTCGGCGATCCACTTGGCCGCGATCTCGCGCGGCACGTCCAGGTTCTGGCCCTTGATGCGGCGCGTGCCGGTGACGTCGTCGAAGGTTTGGAGGATGTTCACAAGCATGGTCAGGCTCCTGTCGGGATCGAGTACCCGGCAAACTGGTTCATGAGGTCGCCGCCGACCGTTCCCGCCCCGCTCGGGGAGGTGGCCAGGTTCTTGACGGTCTGTGCGTTGAGTGCGGCCTGTTCGGCCTGGGCCTGCTGCTGCGCGGCATCCGCGCGGGCCTTGCGGATCAGGGCCACCTTGTCGCCAACCACGATGAACTCGGG